CACTACATTATGTTTGAGATTAAAATGACTGAGAAAGAAATTGTTGATGGGTTGAGAAGCAATTATGGTAAAGAGTTCACTGCTCCTGATGTACGTGGATTCTGTGCTGCAAATGATATTGCTTATCAAACTGTTACTAAGAAGATAGAAAAATATAAAGTTGGTAGAGGCAAGTGGAATCTTGAAGTTACTACCAAGGCAGTAGAAAATATTGAAAATTCATATAAAGCACCAGCAGTGGAACCTCAAGTACAACAGAATTTGGTACCTGATAAAGATGAGTCTTTTGTAAAGTTTGGTCCCTTTAATGATGTAAAGAGCATTCTTAAATCTAAACAATTTTATCCTACATTCATCACTGGTCTATCGGGTAATGGTAAGACATTTGGTGTAGAGCAAGCATGTGCTCAACTAGGTAGAGAGTTGATTAGAGTTAACATTACCATTGAGACTGATGAAGATGATTTGATTGGTGGATTTAGATTGGTTGATGGCGCTACAGTATGGCACAATGGTCCTGTTATTGAAGCACTTGAAAGAGGAGCAGTTCTATTACTTGATGAAGTTGACCTTGCATCCAATAAGATACTTTGCTTGCAACCAGTATTAGAAGGTAAGGGATTATTCCTTAAGAAAATTGGTAAGTTTGTAAAACCAGCAGCAGGATTTAATGTAGTTGCTACTGCTAATACTAAAGGTAAAGGATCTGATGATGGAAGGTTTATTGGTACAAATGTATTGAATGAAGCATTCCTTGAAAGATTCTGTGTAACCTTTGAGCAGGACTATGCATCACCAGCAATAGAGACTAGGATTCTTAGATTGCATTCTGCTAGTGTTGGATGTCATGATGATGGATACATTAAGCACCTGGTAGATTGGGCAGATATTATTAGAAGAACATTCTATGATGGTGGTATTGATGAAGTAATCTCAACTAGAAGATTGGTTCATATCATTAGAGCATACAGTATCTTTGGTGATAAGTTGAAAGCAATTAAGGTATGTACTAATAGATTTGATGATGAAACTAAGCAAGCATTTCTTGAGTTATATGATAAGGTAGATGCTGATGTAGACATTGACAAAACGGAGGAATGATGTTATGGTTAATGCATGGAGCTTACTTTATGAAGAGTTGAATGGAACTATGGATGAAACTTATCCTATAAAAAAGAATATTGATGAAATTAAATTGGAAGGTGTAGCTGAGGGGGTTGTAACTATTCCTAATGATATAGAACATTCTGATGCCTACTATGATTGGGATCGTAATGGTCTTACAGAAAATCCTTTTATAGTAGGATCTGGAAATACAGCATCAGAAGATTTTGTTAAGTTTGATCTTGACATTGGTAATGTCAGTATTGATACTAGTAATTATGATTTTGATGCTCCATTTTCTCAGAATTTTTTAGCAGATAATGATGATAGTGTAGCACATCATTTTGAAAATATTACTAATTATCAATCTGCTCCCTCAATAAAGAATCCATGTAATAGAAAATATGAAGAAGATAAGTCCATTAAGGCACTTCAAGATTATGTTTCTACTACTTATGGTGGACATTATACATCAGAAAGAAATGATGTTCAAACACTTGATCTTATTGAATCAGTTGGAGATGGAGAAGCATTTTGTCGTTCAAATGCTATTAAGTATTTGAGTAGATATGACAAAAAAGGACAAGCAAAACGTGACATATTAAAAGCATTACATTATACTTTACTCCTATATTACTTCAGTGGTAACACTAAAGAAAATGAAACTCCGACCCGTGGCTATGAAACTTTCTGAATCAACACTTTCACTTCTTAAAAACTTTTCTACTATTAATCAGTCTATTCTTTTTAAGAAAGGTAATAAGTTAAGAACTATTTCAGTAATGAAGAATATTCTTGCTGAAGCAACTATCACTGAAGAGTTACCTAAAGATTTTGGTATATATGATCTTAATCAATTTCTTAATGGATTAGGACTTCATCATCAACCTGATTTAGACTTTGAGAATGATGGTCATGTGGTCATCAAGGAAGGTAGAATGAGGACAAAGTATTTCTTTGCTGATCCTAATGTAATTATTACTCCACCTGAAAAGGAGATTAGTATTCCTACTGAGGATGTTAAGTTTGAGTTGAGCACTCAACAGTTAGATAAACTTCTTAAGGCAGCAGGTATATATCAATTACCAGACCTTGCTGTAAAGGGTAGTAACGGTGTAGTTAAATTGGTAGTTAGAGATAAGAAGAATGATACTTCTAATAGTTTCTCTGCTATAGTAGGTGAGACAGATAAGAACTTTACTTTTAATTTCAAGATTGAGAATATTAAGATTCTCCCTGGAACATATGAGGTAGTTGTATCTCAGAAACTGTTATCTAAATTTACTAATAAGGATTGTGATCTTAAGTATTATATTGCTTTAGAACCTGATTCTACTTATGAGTAAAACTCATAACTATGAAAACCCTTCTGAGGCTCAAGATCTTTCTCATTTAGAGGCATCTTCTGGTGGTGAGTATCTTGATGAACATGGGTGGCCAAAGACTCCACCTATAAGTGATAGAGAATGTATCTATAAATGTTTACAAAATTGTGAGCAACTTTCTGGACTTGATAAGCAGCAGGTTCAGAGATTAATGAAAGAGTTTAAAGTAGAAAAAACTTTAAAACAAATTCAATCTGAGTATCCACCATTATGAAACGTTGGTTTGATTTAAAAAATCCTACTCCCTGGCATAAGAATCCAGAGGATGATGATTATATACCTTCTGGTCCAGAATGGTATAAGAAAGGTTCATTCCATAATAAATTAGGAATGACTTTAATGTGGATTTTCTTTGGTATTGTTATTGTGCAAGTGCTTCATGCATTTACAGTAGTACCTTTTTTTCCTATTCCTTTTACAATCCTATTGGGGTTGTGGTTTATTTGGTATGTTGCTTGGAGGGCAAGTAAATAATGTTATTAACACAGAAGGTAATTGATCAAATTCAAGTTGCAATGCAACACACCAAAATGAATGGTGAGATTAATTGGAAAGATGGTGATGAGATTGATGTATGTTTAGCAGGAACTTTTGCTGGAGATAAATTTATTACTATAATAAACAGGACACGTAGTAATACGACTAAAAAATGAATGATGAATTTTTGTGGGTTGAAAAATATAGACCCAAAACTATTGAAGATTGTATCTTACCAGAGAGTATTAAGAAGACCTTTCTTGATTTCCTAGATAAAGGTGAAGTGCCTAACCTTTTACTTGCAGGACCTGCAGGGTGTGGTAAGACTACAGTAGCAAAGGCACTATGTAATCAATTAGGAGTAGATGTTTATGTCATTAATGGATCAGATGAAGGCAGGTTTCTCGACACTGTTAGGAACAACGCCAAAAACTTCGCGTCTACAGTCTCTTTCTCTTCTGAGGCAAAGCATAAAGTCATCATCATTGACGAAGCAGACAATACCACTCCCGACGTACAACTCCTTCTTAGAGCGAGTATTGAGGAGTTCTCCAACAACTGCAGATTCATTTTCACGTGTAATTACAAGAACAAAATCATTGAACCACTCCATTCAAGATGTGCAGTAATAGAGTTTGGTATTAGAGGAAAGCAGAAACAAGAGATAGCAGCTTCATTCTTTAAGAGACTTAATGATATTTTAGATAAGGAAAGAGTTGCAACTGATAAGAAAGTATTGGCTCAGCTCATTAATAAGCACTTTCCAGATTGGAGAAGAGTGTTAAATGAATGTCAAAGATATTCTGTTAGTGGTAAGATAGATAGTGGTATTCTAGCAACTTTTAGTGATGTCTCGGTTAATGACCTTCTTCAAAACCTTAAGATCAAAAACTTTACTGAGGTACGTAAGTGGGTCGTCGATAATTTGGATAATGATTCTGGTGTATTACTTCGTCGTATCTACGATATTCTTTATACATCCTTGGTACCTGGGAGCATACCTGCTGCTGTTCTTATTATTGCTAAGTATCAGTACCAAATTGCGTTCGTAGCTGATCAGGAAATTAATATGCTTGCATGTTTAACTGAAATTATGGTGGAGTGTGAATTCAAATGAATGTAAAGGATAAAATTGCTCAAGCAAAAGAAAGGATAAAAGAGTTGGAGGTATTGATTGCTGCATGGGAATCAACATTACCTAAGAAGAAATTTGGTGAAAAAAATGATCATGTAGAGCCTACAATTACAACACCACATGGTGAGATTAGTGAAACTTTGATGAGTGGAACTTTGGGTGATTATTATAGGAGGGAGAAAGATGATTAAAAAGGGTTTAAAGACTCCTCTTAGATATCCTGGTGGCAAGTCTCGTGCTTGTGCTAAAATGGCTTCATACTTTCCAGATTTGAGGGATTATGTTGAATTTAGAGAACCCTTCTTAGGTGGTGGTAGTGTTGCTATTTACGTAACACAAAGGTATCCTCACCTTAAGATAATGGTTAATGATTTATATGAACCCTTGATGAACTTCTGGAGCAATCTTCAGATGTTTGGTGATGAATTAACTAAAGAGTTAAAAAATATTAAGATTACTAATTGTAATCAGGACTCTGCTAGATGTTTGTTTGCAGAGATGAAGGATATTATCAATGATAAAACTAAGAATGATCTTGAAAGAGCAGTTGCTTTTTATGTTGTAAATAAGTGTAGTTTCTCAGGACTTACTGAGTCATCTTCTTTCTCAGCACAAGCAAGTGATTCTAACTTTTCTATGAGGGGTATAGAAAAGTTGCCTGAATACTCAGAGATAATTTCTGGTTGGCATATTAATCAGTATTCATATGAGTATTGCTTCAGAGAAAATATACATGATAAACTTTTTATGTATCTAGATCCTCCTTATGATATAAAGGATAATCTTTATGGTAAGAAGGGTGCAATGCACAAAGGATTTGATCATGATAAATTTGCTGAAGATTGCTCTAATACTTCAATACCTCAGATGGTTAGTTATAATTCTGACCAGCTCGTTAAGAACAGATTTGAAGATTGGAGTGCTTCTGAGTTTGATCTTACTTACACTATGCGTTCTGTTGGGGACTATATGAGAGAGCAGAAGGACAGGAAAGAGTTGATTCTAATGAACTATAAAATTAAGGAGTTATCATGAAAGAATACATTAAAGACATTCTTAATTGGGAGAAAGATTATCTTGAATCTATGAAGGGAAATTTATCTAAACAGCAGATAGAACTTCTTGAGGGTAGAAAGATAAAGGCTGATGAAGGAATGATTTATGGCGCAATGTATGCTGATTGGAAAAAGAGGGCATGGGATGAGTGAATTGAAAGATTGGTTAAATTCAATTAATTTTACTAAGGAAGACTTGTCTTATGATATAAAAGCATATCCTCCTTATGTTATTAACAGATGCTTATCGGGATTTATTGATACTATAATGTTTTCTAATGAAATGAATAGGTATCATAACTTAGATAAGGACATGCAATATTCATTTTATCTAAATAGTGTGAGGAAACGGAAGAGATTTTCTCCCTGGCTCCGAAAAGATAAAGTCAATGATTTAGAATGTGTTAAACAATACTATGGATATAGTAATGAGAAAGCATCTCAAGCACTGAAAATTCTAGATAAACAACAACTGAACTTTATTAAACAACGACTTGAAACTGGCGGAACACAATGACTACACAAGAACCACAGGTGAAATGGTCGCCTGAAATGATGGTTGAGGTTTTATTAAATGAACCTGATGATTTTTTAAAAGTCCGTGAGACTTTGACCAGAATAGGAGTGGCATCTAGAAAGGAAAAGAAGCTTTACCAGAGTTGTCATATATTACATAAGCAAGGTAGATATTATCTTGTACACTTTAAAGAATTATTTGCGTTAGATGGCAAGCACGCTAATCTAACAGTTAATGACGTTCAGAGAAGAAATCGTATTACTAAGTTACTCTCTGATTGGGGATTGATTGGCATAGTTAAAGAAGAATCTGTTGCTGATATAGCACCTTTGAATCAGATTAAGGTTCTTTCTTATAAGGATAAAGGAGAGTGGATATTAGAGCAGAAGTATAATATAGGTAAAAAGAATAAGGTGCAGGAAACCACACCCCAATAGAAAGACTTTCGTGTATAATTAGTAATGGATGCCTTAGGGGTCCACTATTAACTAAAGACGCTTACGGAGGTCTATTATGTTTGGTCCGAATTCACTTACGTTGTCTGTTCCCGAGACAGCAAAATACCTTGACACTATTCATAGAAATAGTATAGGTCTAGAGGATTGGATGAGAAGACTTGACAATGCTTTTGAAGCAGGAGATGTCAATTATCCACCCTACAATCTTGTTAAAGAGACTGATACAAGATACAGATTAGAACTTGCTATTGCAGGATTTTCTAAAGATGATGTTGAGGTTACTACAGAGTCTAATAAACTTACTGTAGAGGGAAAACAAAAAGATGCTGATACTGATGAGTATGTTTATAGAGGGTTAGCCTCTAGAGCATTCACCAGAACATGGACTTTATCTGATGATGTTGAAGTCAATGAAGTAGACTTTACAAATGGTTTACTTACTGTTAGACTTAATAAGATTATACCTGAACATCAAAAGAGAAAGGTATATAAAATTGCTGGTGGCTAATGAGCTTTAATGATTTTGAACCCCTTGACTTTAAAAAGGAAGGAATTGTATTAGATTACAAAACTGCAGGGGTTGATATTGATGCTGGCAATGAATTTGTAAAATCTATTCCCATCGCCAATAAAGGATTTGGT